GCGGTGGCTGAGGACGATGCCCTTGGGCACGCCGGTAGAGCCGGAGGTGTAAATCACATAGGCGGGGTCATCGGGGGTGCCCTGCGGCGGAGGGATCGTGGCGAGCGGCGGGTCCTCGCGGAGGTCTTCGACCGCCCAGACGGGGACCGGGAGGCCGGCGAGGCGCGGGAGCCAGTCACGGGTGGTGAGGAGGCCCAGGGCGCCGGCGGAATCGAGACAGGTTTTGACGCGGTCGAGCGGGGTTTCGGCATCGAAGGGGAGCCAGGCGGCGGTGCTGTGGGTGATGGCGGCCTGGGCGATGAGCAAGTCGGCGCCGCGCGGGAGGAAGAGGCCGATGATTTTGCCGGGGGCGGCTCCCTGGGCGGCCAGACTGCGGGCGATGGCCTGGCTGTCGGATTCGAGTTCGGCGTAGGTGACGGTGCGCTGGCCCCAGATGAGGGCGGGATGGCGGGGCCGGCGGCGGGCGGTGGCGGCGAGGAGATCGCCGAGGGTCTCATGGCGGAGGAGGTCCGGGCGGGCGGGGCCGCGCAGGATGCACGGCGGCGGGGCTGACGGCGGCGGAACCGACGGCGGGGCGGTCGCGGCAAACAAATCTGTTTGCGCGGGCAGACCGGCGGCCGGGGCGGGGGACACGTTGGGCATGCGGGGACTTCTGATCCGGTATTCAGTAATGCTGGACGCGGCCGGGGGCTGGATTGTTACGGTTCATTTAGTTTGACCCATCCTAGCCGGGCGGAGGGAAAGAGGAAAGAACCAAGCGCCAGCATCCAACATCCAGAGAATAATCAAACTTCAAACCAGTGGGGGATTGGCGATTCTTATCAGGGGGGGCTGGTGGATGAATGGGCAGGATAAATGCGGAGAACACCAATTCGTCGCCACGCGGGACGACGGGCGTTGATGCGGGCGGCGGTGGTGGGCCGGGGTTATTTGCGGTGGCGGCGCTGGAGCAGCAGGCCGGCCCCGCCGATCCCGGCTAGGGAAAGCAGTGAAACGACCTGGGAAGGTTCCGGGGCGGCGGCCGGGATCTCGATGGCAATAAAGTTGCCGGCTTCCAGAAATTGATTGTTCAGATCACTGGCCGCATAGCCAGCTTCATCAAACAGATTGATCACATCGCCGCCGGTGATGCTAAAAGACAGGCCCGTCGAACTGAGCTGGAGGCTGTCCAAGCCATTGTTTCCCGGGGTGTACAAGGTGTTGTCGGGAACCAGGCCATGAAAAGAATAATTGACGCTCAAACCCGAGATGGAACTGCCGGCAAAGGAGCCGTCTATGCTGGTGACCGGGTAGGCACCGTCGTTGAGCGGTCCGGTGGTGAGGGTGCCCTCGCCGGAAACCGCGCTGCCCCGAAAGCCGAACACGCCGGAAAAGGCCCAGGCCCAGGTTAAATCTGCCTGCGCGGGGGCGGCGAAGCCCAGCACGAGGGTGGCAAGGAGGGCGGAAACGTTTTTGCTCATAAATGTCATGGGTTGCTTTTCTAACGCTTGATTATCCCCGGTTTTCCCCGGCCAGATCACGAATTTTGCCGGGGGTGAGGCTTGTTATAGTTTGTTTAATACTAATAATCAGCAAAAGTCAAGCGGTATTTGGCAGATTTTAACATCCTTGACGGCCATGGGGAGCGAAAGTCAAATGTCGGTTTTGTGGGTTCTAATTGATTTCGATGCACCCGCATCAGTTATTAGCAGAACTGCTTGTCAATGTTTAATTGCTAATTTACAATTGCATTTTTCCCGGTTTGGATGTATAGTGTGAAGGGATACAACGCACATCGCCCCGGTGGGCGGGGACTGCGTGTCCCGGGCAAGGGAGGGGAATAACACAGGTAAAACTCATGCACCAGCATAGCGCAGAACACCAACCATGTTATGAACACCAAATTAATGCTGCTATCCGGCGCTGCGGCGCTGGCGCTGGCCGCTCCGGCCCGCGCGGATCTGATCGTCAATGGCGGCTTCGAGACGGGTGATTTCACGGGCTGGACCACCGGCGCCAACTCGTTTCCGGAGTATATTGTCACGTCGCCGGTCAACAGCGGGAACTATGCCGCGCAAATTGCGGGATACAGCCGCAATCCGGACACCCTTTCGCAGACCGTTGCGACCACGGCGGGGGAGGCTTACACCCTGAGTTTCGCGCGTTTTATCAGCAATGGCACACCCACCACGAGCCTGGTGGTGGATTGGGACGGCGCGCCCGTGTATTCCGAACTGGATACCGGCCCCTATAATGTGTATCAGGATTTGTCGGTCAATGTCACGGGCACGGGGAGCGACACCCTGGAATTCATTACTGCCAATGATCCGGCTTATACCTACCTCGACGATGTCTCGCTCACGCCCACGCCGGAGCCCGCGCCGATGCTGGCGGGGCTGCTGGTCGGCGGCCTGGGCCTGCTGGCGCGGCGGTTCCGCCGGCGATGACCAGTCGCTTATAACGTAAATATTAAATATCTGTCCTGGCCAGGGTGACCAGGCTCTTTTTGATTGCCGGCGAGGTGTGGGATTTTTATGCGGGCCGGGTCTTTTGACCCGGCCCGTTTTTCATTTTGCCGGATGGTTTGTCGCGTCCCGTCAGGCCGCCGACCCGAACCGCGCCCTCTACCCAGCCCGCTGGGCCACTGCCATTGACTTAAGCCCGCGCTCGGAAGTGGCATGGGGAGCGCGCCCGCCCCGGGCGCTGTTTTCCGCGCCCTCGCGGAAAACCTCGTACGCACTGGCTCAACGCAACGTGCCCAAAATCGTCTTTTGAACGCCGACGACCCTTAAGTCAATGGCAGTGGCCCGTCGGGCTGGGTACCCCGGCCCCATGATTTTTGCACCCCAACGGGGGGCGATACCCGGGTTTTGGTCCATTTAATACCGAAAACGGGACGCGTAACTTTTATTGCATATCTCCCTGCCGGTTAATATTTTATAACTTAAAACCGCCCTCCCCGGGCGGTTTTGCCCGCTAAAAAAGTGGTCCGATTCGCAAACCAACTTTTTTAGGAGGTACAACTCAGATGCAGTGTAGATGGTTCTCCCATAAACATTGGGGATATTTCACGTTCGACCCCGGTTTTTGAACCCGCCGCCCAACCCGGTTTCGACCCAAATCCCGTTTCCCAGAAACGGGAATTGTCAATTTAAGGTTTATAACTGCTTTAAAAAGAAAATATTTACATTGTTGCAACCCATTGGTTTTAGCTGGTTTGCGAATTTTGCGAACCGCTGACCGTCACTTTTTTGACCGTTTTGACGTTTTCCGTTTCCGGGAAACGGGCTTTTTTTGCGAGTAGTGGCATACTACTCACATGATGAATTGCATCATACGCGGTGAACGAGCGGAGGGCGCGGCCAAAACGGCGGCGGGGACAGGTCCCCGTCCCGGAAACGAACTTGCCCAGCAGCCTGCCATGTGCCGCCCTCCCGCACGCGTCCGGCGGCGGCCCGCGCTTCAGTCTGGGCGGCCGCCGGGAGCAATTTCTGAAAGGCTAAAGGCTAAAATAAAAACCAACCAACCATCCATTATGAAAAAAGCGATTCCATCCATTCTGTGCCTTCTGTCCGCCGCCGCCGTGGGCAACGGCTGCGCGCATTTCTCCAAAACCTCCACCACCGCGCATGAGCTGGTCAAGTACGGCGCGGCGGTGCCGCCGGACTGGCGGGTCATTGAACCGGTGGGGGGGCTGAGCCTGCCGGGGGGCGAGACCAATGCGTACACGGAGTTTGCCTTCACCGGGGAGACGAACACCGGCACCGGTTGGCTGGCGAACGGTCCGCGCATTTTTGTGGCCTATCGCGAGACGTGGACGGATCGCAGCCGGGGCGGCGGCACCTTTCTCTTCACCGATCCGGCAGCGAGCCAGGTGGTCAGTGGGGTGACGAACCAGGGGGCGCTGGGCGGCGCGCACAGTTTTACCGTGGGCAACGTGAGCGCGACGATCACCACCAATGCCGTCGCGGCCATCAACGCCGGTGGCACCGCCGTTGGCAACGTCATCGGGGCCGCCGCCAGCGCCGCCGCCGGGAAACCTTGATTTTAACCGAAGCCAACGAAGCAGCTTTTAAACCGCACCAATCTCGCCCCTCATCACTCCCATGACCTCCTCCCTCAGCCTCAACCAACCCGGCTTCGTGCTGGCCAATGCCCGGGCACTGGCGGCCGCGAGCCTGGCGGCGTATGACCCGGGGATTTATTCCGAGCCCCTTCCACCCGGCGGGATCATCACTTGCCAGAACAAGACTACGGGCACCCATGTGACGGTCACCACTTATGACGATTGCACCGTGATTGCCTTTCGCGGCACCGCCAGCCTGCGGGATTGGATTACCGATGCGGAGTTCCCCCTCCGGCCGCTGCCCGGCTCGCCGGCCCGGGTGCATGCAGGCTTCCTGACCGCCATCAACTCCATCCTCCCGGACCTCCTCGCCTTCCTCGTCCCGCCCAAAGTCCAAGGCGCAGAGCCCAAAGCCTCCCGGGTCCTCCTCCTGACCGGCCACAGCCTGGGCGGCGCGCTGGCCGTGCTGGCCGCCTGGTTTTTGCAGGCGCAGGGCCTGCCGGTGCACAGCATCTACACCTTCGGCCAGCCCCGGGTGGGCGACCGCACCTTTGCCACCCATTATTCGTCTTTACTCGGAGCAAAGACATACCGGACGGTAAACCAGAACGACATCGTGCCGCGTGTGCCGGGAGTACTATTGGGTTATAAGCACGCGGGTGAGATGGCATTGATCAATGCCGTGGGGGAGCTGGTGCTGGATCCCTCGTTCATCGGACGGCTCGTGTCCGATGGCCTCGGGCTGTACCGGGCTTACCGCCGCCTGGACGACGTGCTGATCACCGATCATTTCATGGCGGGATACGTCAACGCACTGAATCAGCTTGAAACCCCAGGCGGAACGCGGGCAGGCGGGCCAGCGGAAACAACCGTCGCCAACCCACCGTCGCCCGGCCAGGTTTCCCGCTTTCCGCTTTGATTTTATGACCCTCGCCCAGGCCCAAACCATCGATGCGATTCCGGACTCGTTCTGGAAGTACTTCTGCATGTCGCTGCTCGTGCTGATGGGGGCGGCGGGGGCGGTGATCTGGATTGCCCAGCATCTGCGGCGGCCGGAGCCGACGCGGTTGAATGACAATCCGCCGATTGAAGTGCGCAAGGCGCCGCGCCGCTACAACCACGAGGCCACCGAGGCCCGCCTGGCGGAATTGGAACGCCGGCTGGAGGCGCATGACCTCGAATTGCGCTCCATCCAGGAGGACCGCGCGCGGACCCTCCGGCACATCAACGCCCGCTTCGAGCGCGTGCTCGTGGGGATCGCGTCCATCGCCGGCCAGGTGGGGGCCAAGCTGCCGGCGGCGGATGACTATGTGAATAAATTTTAACCACGGACAGGCATGAACCACGGATGGACACCGATGAACACGGATGCGAACATTTTGGAGTGCGCGGGCATGACCGCGCTTTGGAACTCGATGACATGTCATCGAGTCCAAAAGCGGCAACTTGCTGCCGCACTCCAAAACCTCGCCATCGGCGCTCACCAAGCATCCGGCATCAGCCACCCACCAACCATTTTCGGAGCGCGCGCGGTCGCGGGCTTGGATCAACCACTGACCGACCTGCCGAAGCGGCGCGGCCGCCGCGCTCCGAATCACGATTTCCCAATTGCCGGCCGGCGGCAGACCTGGCGAAGGGACGACTCACCACATTCGTTCCGCCGGCTGCCGCGCGGGCGGGGACGGCGCAGCGCGCCATGCCGGCCAAATTGAAAATAAATTTATGACCAAAAAAGAACTCAAAATCGCCAAAGCCATCCTCACCGTGCTGCACGAGCTGGAGGGCGGCCAGATCAACGACCTGCCGCTGCACGCGGAGGTAAACCTGGTAACCCAGTGCACCCGCACGGAATTTGAAGCGGCACTGCAAAAATGCGATACCGCCGCCTGGATCACCGGCCTGCACAGCAAATTCAAGGGCCGGCTCTGGAACATCAACGACGCCGGCGAGGCCGTGCTGGGGGAACTGTAATCGAAATAAATTCCTATGAAAACCGCCGATCCAAATTCTCCGCCACCACCCGCCAAAAGCATCCTCCTGGCTTTGAACAAGCGCGGCCGGGTTAAGAAACGGCAGCCCAGCAAAAATCCGGAAATGGGCAAGTTGAAAGACCTTTGGACCAAGACTTTTTCTGAGGCGGACCGCGAGTCCTGGCGCCAGAAATTTGCCACTGGTGGTACGCAGGAAACCAAGCGCCAGGAATTGCTGGATCAGTTTGGCATCCATTTGGATTGCGACAAACAATTGACTTATTTTCGCACCTGGGATCTGGACCAGGTGGAACGTCAACAGACGGCGGAGCGTCTCCAGGCCAATGAAGACCAGATTAGACAGCAACACCCCGACTGGACCGTGGATAAAGTTCGCGATGAGGTAATCCGGCACGCCTATTTCGAAGCCCTCGCCCGCGCCGATTTCGGCCTTGGGCTTACCACCATCCGCGCCCACACCCAGGTTAAACGCTATTTGCTCGACCGCGACAAATACGAGTTCGACGCAACCGAAAAATGCCACGAGCGGCTGCCCGAGCTGCGTGCCATTCAGCGCGACCCCAATCTCAGCGACGAGGAAAAAATGCGCCGCATTCGGTTTCAGTTGTTTGGTCGTATTGCCGAGGAACAGCCCCAACCCGAATGAAAGCTCCCGCCAAAAGATTTAAAAACAAACCGGCTGGCGCTTCCGCCTCGGTTCCACTGTCCGCCCCGGACCAGCCGGCTCCTCTGTCCCGGAGTCCGTTGCCCGGCGAGTTGGGCGTTGGGTTGCTAAACCTCCGTACATATCAGGCTCCTGTGTTCGATAATCACAAGTCAGGAATCTTGATCCTCCACTGGTCGCGACAAATCGGTAAGTCCCACACTTTGGCCGCCTGGTGCGTGGACCGCTTGATGCGCCAATTGGCCAAAAATGACACCTGGCTCATTACCGTCCTGTCCAATTCCCGCGATAACGGCGGTGAGTTCGTCCTCAAGTGCCAGTTGGTCTGCAACCAGTTGGGCATCCTCATGCATACCACCGATCAATCCGCCGACCTTAAATATGAGAATATGCGCATGGAGGTGCGTGTCAGTTTTATGTCCGGGAAAAACACCGAACGCACCGGCCGCATCAAAGTCCTCGCCGCCAACCCCCGCACCGCCCGCGGCTTCTCCGGCGACCTCATCCTCGATGAATTTGCCTTTCACGAAAACTCCAACGCCATCTGGGAGGCCGCCGAACCCATCCTGTCCGCCAACCCCCAATTCCTCTGCCGCATTGCCTCCACCGGCAACGGCAAGCACAACATGTTCTACCGCATGTGCGCCGGCGATGGCCCCGTCAATGGCCAGTGTTTCAGCTCCACCAGCGGCTTTCGCGTCTCCCGCGTCACCCGCACCGGTGCCTGGGAAATGGGCGTCCCGATTTACGACGCCAATACCCGCCAGCCCATCACGCCCGACGCCGCTCGCGCACAGGCCCTCGACAAGCGCGCCTACGACCAGAATTACGAATGCCAGTTCAACGATGAGAACATGTGCCTCCTCACCCATGAACTCATCCAGGCCGCCGAGCGCCCCGGCCTGGCCATCGACCACCAAGCCTGGTCCGCCGCCACCCTCGAATGCCTCCGCCGTGCCGAGGGCACCCTCCACGCCGGCCAGGATGTCGGCCGCCACCGCGATTTGTCCGTCATCGCCGTCGTCGAAAAATCCGGTTCCCAGCGTCGCCTCCTCGCCCTCCTCCGCATGGCCGGCCTCCGCCTGCCCCGCCAGCAGGAGCAACTCAATCCGCTTTTCGCGCTGCCCCGCTTCCGTGGCATCAGCATCGACATGACCGGCCTCGGCCTTGGCCTCGTCGAATACGCCCAGGAAAAATGGCGGTCCCGCGTGCGCGGCATCAATTTCAGCCGCACCGAACCCATCAACGACCACCTCCGTGTCGAGGGCCGCGCCGCCGAGACCGCCCGCGTCACCGAAAACCTCGCCACCGACCTCCTCGCCCATTTCGAGCACCGCACCCTCACCCTCGAAGTCCAGCTCGATGCCGAAGCCCTGGAGGACCTGCGCAAACCCGAGCGCCTCGTCAGCCCCGGTGGCCGCGTCAGCATCGCCGCCACCCGCACCGAGGCCGGCCACGCCGACCATTTCTGGGCCCTCGCCCTCGCCCTCCGCGACGCCGCCGCCACGTCCGCCCCCGTCGCCTTCAGCCCGCTCTCCAACCCCCGCCTCACCCCCGGCAACTTCGGCATGGGCCGCGTGACCGCCCGGGTGTTCCTATGAATATTCAAACTTCAATATTCAGAGAAACCTCAAACATCAAGTCCCAACCGTGGGCGCGCAATTTGGATTTTGATTATTCCCTGAAGTTTGAAGTTTGGATTTTGAATTTTTAAATCGAGAACTCAAATCATTTTAAACAATCACATGAACCCATCAGGCCAAAGCCACTTTAACCAAGCCCGCATCGAATGGGCCATCCGCCTCCGCTACTCGCCGCTGCCCGAGCTGGACATGCCCATGCTCGCCAGCCAGCTCAACGCCTTCCGCATCGGCGAACTGCGCGTCATCGGCAAAACCTGGGAGGTGATGCTGGAGCGCGACGCCGAGCTGGCCGTGAACTCCGACAAGCGCAAGTCGGATGCCGCCGGCCTGGACTGGCAGATCGTCAGCGACGGCTCGCTGACGGGGGACCGCCATGCCGCGGCGCTCCAGTACTTCTACGATCATCTCACCGCCACGCGCGCCCTGGACCAGGACGCCACGGGCGGCACGGACGAGTTGATTTACCAGACACTGTCGGCCCTGGATACTTATTACAGTGCGCATGAGATTTTGCTGCGGGTGGACAATCCGGCGGCGCGGGAGGTGACGGCGGAATTCCGGCACACGCCGCTGTGGTTCTTCGAGGCGCGGCGGGGGTATCTGGGTTATCTGCAACACATCTTCGATGTCTACGGCCAGCCCTGCGTGAGCGGCGAATGGCTCACGGCCGTCAACTCCGGCTGGATGCGCCCGCTCTCGCTGATCTTCGCGCTCAAAGCCTTCGCCCTGCGCGACTGGGGTCTCTTCAACGCGCGCTACGGCAGCGGTTTTCTGGATGCGCAGACCAGCGCCCAGGAAGGTACTGACGAATGGAATCAGGCGCTCGCCGCGCTCCAGACCATGGCGAACGACGGGGCGGTGCTGCACAACGACAGTGTGATCTTCAAGTTTCTCGAACAATCGTCCCGTAATTCGCTGCCCTTCGAACCGATGGTCCAATGGTGCAATTCGCTGTATGCAAAATGTTACCGGGGCATTGACCTGGCCACCGGGGTGCGGCACCACCAGAACGACCGGTCGAACGGGCCGGGGCATCCGCCGGTGGGGGCGAGCATTCAGAAGGAGGAATCGGGGATTTTCCTGGGGCGGGATGCGAAGTGGGTCACCGGCGTTTTCAACGAGCGCATCGACCGGCCAATGATCCGGTATTTGTTTGGCCAGGAACCGCGCGCCTGGTTCGCGCTCATGCCGCCGCCGGGGGATTATCGCGCGGAGGATTTGACGGCGCTGCAAACGCTGGTGCCGCTGGGGTTGCGGGTGGCCTTGAAGGATGTGTACCAACGCTTCCGCTGGCGCGTGCCGGCCAATGACGATCCCTGCCTCACGCCACCGGTGGGGATGGAGGCGCCGGGGGCGGAAAATTCAAACTCCAAAATTCAAACTTCAGAGAAACTTCAAGCCCCAAGCTCCAATGGAGCGGGTGGGGGAGTTCAGGCGGAGCAGAGCGCAGGGGCGTTGAAGCGGACTGAAGTCCGCGCTCCGGCAGAACCGGCGGGCGCGGCGACGCTGGATAAACCCATCGCATCAGGTGCGGAGCCGGGAGCGATCCAAACTGAGTCGCCCGGCATGCCCGATCCGCAAGTGGATGCGGCGGCGTTTTGGAGTCGGGCGGGATTGGCACCCAAAGGCGCGGACGGCCAGACCCTGCCCATGCCCAGCCCGGGCTACAGCCTGCCGAATGAAGAATTACAACATTTGGAAATCACCGGCCTCGGCAATTCCCGCGCGGCACAGGCGTTACGCGGGGAATTAACGCAAAGGCGCAAAGCGGCGGAGACGTTGAAAGCTGATCGGGAATGAAAACGAAAACCATCACCACGCGAACCAAGCAATGAATACCCTCAAACGATCGAACCAAACATTTTGGAGTGCGCGGACATGTCCGCGCTTTAGAACCAGGGGACATGTCGCCGAGTCCCAAAGCGGCAACTTGTTGCCGCACTCCAAAAGCGGCAACGCCGTCGCGCTGGCGAACAGCCTCGCTGGTTCCCCGGCTGCCGATGTGAGCCGCTGGTCCCTGGACAACACCCTGGCCTTGGCCGAGGACGGCTGGTGCCTCATTGCTCCCTACGGCGAATGGCCCAAGACCCGCGTCTATCGCGAAGGCGGCCGGGTGTGCGAACAACGCTTTCTCCAGGTGCTGGATGACGCCGCCGCCGAGGCTTTGCTGGCGAAAGAAAATTCGCTCTTCGGCCGGCTCAAGCGCGCCTTCATCGGGGTGCCCGTTTACAAGGGTCACGGCGACCTGGCCGAGGTGGACCCGCAGGCCATCTCCGGCGGCGGCGAAAAAATCAAAATCGGCGTGGTGGATCAAATCCGCAAAACCCCGCGCGGCCTCGAGGCGCATTTCGCCCTGGACGCCGACGGCGCAGCCGCCGTGGCGGCCGGCTGGAAATTCCCCAGCAGCTTCTGGTATGTGCGGCCGATTCAAAACGCCGCGCGCCCCGAGCCTCGCGTCCCGGGCCTGGCTGATGCCATCCGCTGCCGGCCGTTCAAATTGATTTCCGTGGCGCTCACGCCGTTTCCGAATATTTCGGGAGTGGAATCGCTGGCCAATTCGGAAAATTCAAAATCCAATATTCAAACTTCAGAGAAGCTTCAAACTTCAAGCCTCCATGCGGGCGCAGTACGGACGGAGGCATTGGCAAATTTATCCGGCGTTGGGTCCCTCGACGGCGTCGCGATCCAACTTAACGAGGAAGCAACCGAACACCCCCAACCATCTGACATGAAATTAATCACCGGCTGGCTGCTGGCCCAGGGCGCGGCCCTGGCCAACGCCGAAAATCCCACCGAAACCCAGATCCTGGAAGCGCTCCAGCGACTGCACACCACCACCACCGCCAGCGTCGCAACGCTGGGGAATGAACGCCAGACCCTGAACGACCGCCTCACGGCGCTGGAAACCGAGCGCGACCAGTTCCGTGAGCAGGCCATCGACGCCGCCACCGCGCTGACCAATGAAAAGAGCGCGCGTTACGCCGAGCGCCAGGGCCGGGCGGAAGCCATAACCGACCTGGCCATCCAACGCGGCAAGGCGACGGTGGCGCAGCGGGACGCGCACATCACGACCCTTGCCAACAGCCCCGACTTTGAACTGGCGGCCCGGGGGTTGCTCGGCGGGGCGACGGTGGTGAAGACCGCGGGCCAGGAGGTCCAGAGCGGCAAGCAAAACGCCGGTCTGCCCAACGAGCAGCAACAACTCCAGAACGAATACAACCAGGCCTTCCAGGCCGAACTCATCGCCACCGGGCAGAATCCGGCGCGGGCGCATAACAACATCATGACCCTGCCGAGGTATGCGGGGCTGGCGGCAAAATTGCTGCCGAAGCAATTTTGAAACTTTAAAATTTAACCTCCAACATCCAAAGAATAATCAACCTCCAAAATTCAATATGAGACAACCTGTTTTACTAGTGCCTGATGCCCAGGCAGACAACGCCACCGCGAAACCGGAGACGGAGGCGGCGAAGATCAGGCGGCTGACGGCGGAACTGGCGGCGGCGAACCGGCGGCTGGCCGCCTATGAAACCGCCGACCAGGAACGCGCGGCGACGGAGAAATTGGTGGCCGCCAAAATGGCCATCGGCCTCGCGCGTGACCAGGCCCTGGCGGTGATCGAACGGCAGAAGCAATACGATCAAAGCAAAGCGGACAGCGGGAAGGCGAAAAGCCGAAACGCGAAGTAGGCCACCGCAACCAACCAAAACAAAATTTAAACCTCGGATGGACACGAATGAACACGGATGCGGATTTATTTTTATCAGCAGGAGACGAGGTGGCGAGTCTCACTGGTTTTCTGTTTCAGGGATTTATTTAGAGACTCCCCAGGTCGTCTCCTCCAGCAATCTTTTGAATCCGTGTTTATCCGTGTCCATCCGTGGTTAGAAAAAAAACCAAACCTCACAACCAAACAAACGAATGAATAAAAGCACCCTCATTAGTCGAATGCTGACGGCGATTGGCCGGCGGCTGTCCCCGTGTCCCCGTCCGGTCCCGCTGGCGAATGCCCTCGGGATGTTCAACGAAAACGGCATTGAAACCCTGCTGCTCGACCCGGCCTCGGTTTACAATGTCAGCAATCCCTGGCCCGGCCGTTACCTGCTGGTGCAGCGCGGCGCCAGCGGCTACCAGTACGGCGACATCGCCTCGGGAGCAACCATCCCGCTGGGGCCCTCCAGTGATGCGCCGCTGAATCCGTCTGATCCCTTCAACGTCCGCCGTTTGGGCGCGCGGCCGGGGCTGGAACTGGGCGTGGCGGTGGCGGGCACCACGGTGACGATCGACAAACTGCTCATCGCCGCCGCTGCCGGGCGGGTGCAGGACATCACCACCGTGACCGTCAACGGCACCTACTGGGTGGTGGGCCGCGCCGCGGCGAGCATGCCCACGACCAGCAGCACCGGCGAAGTGCCCTACGTGCCCTTCGACCCCTACCAGGTGGTGCTCACGGGGACGACGCTGACGTTCCCGACCAACCCGAGTTGAGAAAAAAGGCGGAAGGCCCGGGGCGCGAGGCGCGGGGCCAAATAACTTAAACTGAAATTCCAAAATCCAAAAACCCAAATAAATATGAGCCAAATACCAACACCGACACCGCGGGCGATTGCCTTAAACAACGAGGCGCTGCATCGCTCGCTCCATTCGCAGGGGGTGGCCCTGGCGAATGATTATCACAACCTCCAGCCCGGCATGGTCTGCCTGGCGAACGATTCCATCCTGCGCACGGCCGAACCAATCACAGACCTCACCCTCTTCGCGGCCAGCTATGACAGCATGGTGGGCAACGGCCTGGTGAAACTGCGCGATTTCCTCGCGCCGCCCCGCCCGACGGACAGCCGGATTTTCCGGCTCTCGACGTACACGGAATTCGAGCCGTGGGAAACGGTGGATTACACGAAAGTGAAGCGCGGGCTGCTGGCTGACTTCCCGGAAATCCGGCAGCGCACGGTCACCAAGAGCGATCTGCAAGGTTTTAACCGCGGCCTCTCGGTGATTCTGGATCGCGACGAAATCAAGTCCAAGCCCGAGTGGCAGCAACTGCACACGAAGTGGCTGATCGACATTCTCAACCGCGCCACGATTCTGGAAACGATGGCGATCTACCAGAGCGCCGCGGTGACGGCGAGCACGGTGTGGGACAATTCGAGCAATCCGGACCTGGACCTGAAGTCGCGGATTCTGAGCATTGCGGACAGCACGGGCTTTTATCCGCAGAACGTGGCGTACGGCGACAAGGCGCATTTGAAACGCGCGAATGCCTACGAAAGTGAACTAAACGCCGGGGCGCTGGCGCGGGCGGCGGCGTACACGGAGGAGCAACTGGCGGTGGCGCTGGGGGTGCCGAATGTGCTGGTGAACGCGGAGCGCTACCAGAGCACGGCGACGGCGAAGCAGGAAATCATCGGCCAGAATGTGCTGCTCTTCACGGGGATCAAGGACGCGGGTCCGATGGATCCCTCGAACATCGTGCGCCATGTCTTCAACGGCAATCACGGCAGCGGCGAGTACGCGGTGTACGTGACGGACCTGGGCGTGAAGAAAGTCGCGCTGACGGTGGAGAACTATGAACTGATTCACGCGCAGCATACGAGCGGCATCCAAATCATCGCAGTTAACTAAAGCCCAGGCTCGGGGCCCGGGGCATGAGGCTTGGGGCAACGATCCGTTGGCAAACTTCAAAAACCAACAATCACTATTCAATGAAAATTAAAACTTCAATATTCAAGCACCTAGTCCTGGCAGCGGGCTTGGGCGGGCTGCTGGGCGGGATTAATGCTTCGGCGCAGACTGGCGCTTATGTGTTGCCGCGGCCGGTGCCGTTGTATGCGGGCACGCTGACGAACAACCAGTCGCTCACGAATGTGTTCGTGGGGACGAACTTCCTGAATTACTCGGGGTTCCACCGGCCGGGCCTCTGGGCGACGGTGGTGACGACCAACACGACGGCGCTGAATGGCAGCGTGACGTTGAACGTGGACTTCAGTCCGGGCTCGGGCGCGGGGTACACGAACAGCCTGCTGGGCACGAACCTGATCTACACGACGGGCGCGCCGTTTAGCTGGACGATTCCGCTGGCGGGGACGAACACGCTGGTGACCTTCACGAATCTGGAGTGGCCGTACTCGGATTCGACGGTGCTCTTCAAGGGCAGCAAGTTGAGCACGACTTGCAGCAACGCGCCGGGTTTCCAAATTGAAATCGACGCGGTGGTGACGCCTTAAGACAGGCACGAGGCGCGGGGCGCGGGGCTAGAGGCCGGGCCCCGCGCCTCAAACAAACCAATGTATTTTATTTTATGATTCCCTGGATCACGCTTACCACGACGGATGTGCTGGCGCAGTTTAATGACAGCGAGACGGCGGCCTGCGATGCCGCGAAGGGCGACACCTCGAGCACTTCGCTGCCGGCGATTATTGCGCTGGTGGTGAACCAAATTTACCAGGCGTACGAGGATGGCGGGCGGCTGGTGGATGCGGTGGATGCGGGGACGGTGCCACCGGGGGAGAAGAACCGGGCGATCGCGCTGGTGCGCTGGAAGTATCTGCTGGCCTTGCCCACGGGCCAGGGGCTGCAAACGGCGGAGCGCAAGACGGCGCATGACGAGGCGGAGGCGTATTTTTTGCAGATCGCGCGCCGCAAGGCCAGCCGGCCGGGGGCGGTGGGGCTGGCGCGGCGGGGACGGTGGGTGGAGACAAGGAGTTTTGATGGGTTGGGGCAAACTTAAAATTCAAAATCCAAACTTCAAAATTCAGAGAACCATCAAACTTCAATAAACAATAGCGAAACACTTGGTTTTTAATTTTATGCAATACACGGATCTTTGGCCGTTGATTCAGGCGGATATTCTGGGGTGTCTCCAGGCGGATGCGTTTCTGGCGGCGCGGCCGGGGGTGCTGGTGGAACCGGGGGCGACGGAGGCGGTGCTGGCGGCGAAGACGACAGCGGCCCTGGCGGCGGGCGCGGATGGCAAATTCGGGGCGGGGTATCTGGTGCTGCCGATTGAATCGGCGGAGGATGAATATGTGAATTTACCACAAGGGCCGCTGAAGCTGCCGATCACGGTGCAGTTGGTGGAGAATGTGGTGGTGAATCATGGTCCGCGCGGGACGGGGGTGCCATTGCGGGTCTATGCGGCGCGGATGGCGAAGGTGCTGAAGCTGTACACGCCGGTGGGGTTCACGCAGGCGCTGACGCCGGGGAATCCGGTAATCGCACATTTCACCATGGGAGCGGACACGAACTTGCGCGGCGGGCGAGTGAGTTTTTACGCGAGCGAGGCGGATGCGGTCCCGTTGATCAAACTGCCGCGACCGCAGATCACGCCCAATGATGGCGAGGGGAATGGCGGGGCGGCGCCGCAGACGGTGTCGATCAGTTGCGCGGGGGCGACGGCGATTTATTACACGCTGGACAATTCGCATCCGTGGAGCGGGAATGCGACGGCGGTGCTGTATACCGGGCCTTTTACGGTGGCGACCGGCGGCCCGGTGCGGGCGCGCGGCTTTGCGGCCGGGGTGCAGTATCTGGGGAGTGACACGGCGGCGATTAATTTCACCTGATTTTTTACAGAAGGAAACGAAGAGAACAAAGACCGGTGAGCCACCGGGCGCAATTTAAAAGCAAAAACCATCAACCAAATAAAACATTATGTTACGGAGTTCAATTCAACGGGTACCGGCGCGGCTGGTTTATAATTCGGGCACGCCGGTGAGTTTGTATGCCAAACCGGGCACGCACATCGAACAGGAGTTGATGTATGCGGGCGTGGACACGGGCGCGGCGGGCCTGGGGCTGACGGACAAACGGGACCAGGAGCTGTATTACCGGATTCATATCACGCCGGAAGGGCGGCTGACGACGGCGATTGCGGGTCTGCTGTTTCCCTATGGGAACCCGACGATCGGGAGCGGCATTTTCACGGACACAGATGTGACGGCGAGCGTGCACGGGCAGGACGCGAGCCTGGACATTTACACGAGTGTGGCGCTGGAGAAGATGCCGGAGATGTATTTTCATCCGGGGAAGACGCTGCTGGGGCCGGCGACGTTTCTGGCGATTCGCGGCAGTGGCGATGACTGGAGCGCGGCGAACAGCCTGGTGACGCAGGCGAACACGGGCGGGACGTTTGCGGACAGCGGGTTCACGAACGCGGGGATTATCACGCAGAATTACACGCTGACGTGGGGCAGTGTGACGGGGTTCGCCACGGCCACGGATTTTTATGACGGGCTGACGTTCCAGCCGGTGGTGACGTTTGAGGAGGATGTGCCGGCGCGATACGGGCTGTATAACAAGCGGATCAAGACGGTCGGGGGACTGGTGCGGGGGATTCCGCTGGGACAGACGCGGCAGAACATTCTGAGCGCGTTGTACGCGCAGGGGACGGGGGCGGCGCGCGGGGGGAGCCGGGCGGCGAACGGGGCGACGCTGACGGTCACGGGGGCGGACGGGTCCACGCCGTTGACTTTGTACGGGGCGGCGCTGGTGGAGCAGAAGCAGGCATGGGGGATCGCGGCGCTGCGGCAGGGGGAGGTGGCGTGGCTGGCGACCCCGACGCTGACGAGCGGGGTGAGGGGGGCGTATTTTGCGGTGGCGGCGGCCTGAGGAGGAAGCTTCAAAAATCAAACTGCAGAGAATATTCAAACTTAAACATTCAATATGAATACGACGACATTATTCGAGCTCAATCAAACGGCTTCGGCGGCGGCGGTGACGGCGCTGGGGAAGGATGCTTATACGACGGAAAATCTCAAGCTGGAGGCGTTTAATGCGGCGGGGCATGACCGGCTGGATTTTCCGCAGTGGAATGCGTTTTTTCAGCAGCACGCGGATCATTTCGCCAATTTGAAAAAACAGCCGAGCGCGGCGGCGGTAGCGGCGCAGGTGGCGAAAGGAGCCGGGAGCAAGTGACCCGTGGCGGGTGACGAGTGACAAGCCAGACCGGCTGCCGCTCGTCACGCGTCCCTGGCCACGCATCACTTTCTCAAGCCATGTTTACCGCGACGTTTTATCCGGATTCGAATCGCAGCGCGCCGGTGGTGCTGTGCAACACTTCGCGCAGTCTCACGGAGATGAATGTGACGCTGAATCAACGGCGGCTGACGGAGCATGTGCGGGGGTACGGGGCGGCGTTTGACACGGCGATTGACCGGGGGAATGTGCGGAATCTGCTGAGTTTTGACGTGCGGCGGGACGCGGATTACACGCCGGCGAAGTTTCCGGATCCGGAGGGGGCGCTGCTGTTTGCGCTGGATCATCCGAATTACCTGCCGGGCACGGGGATTTTGGAAATCAGCCTGGCGGGGGTGAGCACGACGGCGACGCGCTGGCTGCTGAATTGCAGTCTGGACGTGCTGGAGATGCCGGACTGGCTGGGGACGGCGCCGTTGTTTAAATATACGTTTAACGGCGGGGCGTTCACGGCGACGGCGCCGTTTTGACGGAGCGGTGGCGAACCAACCAATACTTCCATGAGTGACAACAACCTTCCGGTGACAAGGGGCAAGCAGGCCGACGGGCCAATCCGGCTGCGGGTGGATATCAGCGGGTTGAGCGAGGAAACGCGGCGGGAGTTGGGGCTGGTGGGATTTGAGCCCGTTGAGCAGAACCGGACGGCGGGACGCGACGTTGTCAAGACGGCCAGCCTGCGCACGGCGAAGGGTCCGGCGTTAACCGAGCGGCGTCAGGGGGTAAACGCAGAGGAGGTGCAGCAAGCGCCACCAGCCCTGGCCGGTGGAGAGGCGGGAGCTTCGGTGCCCGCCAGTCCATCCAGAATAGAAGAGCACCGGTCAGGGGTTGATGCAAGGCCTGAACCGGGAAGCCGCACGGATGTTTTGGAACACGACCGCGCCCCGGCCCGCACAGGGAAAGAAGAAGAGGGAAGGCAGAATGAAGAAGCGTGGTTGCCAGGCTTCGAACAGCCATTGGTGAAGCGAAATCAGGCCGGACGCGCACAGGGTTTTGACGAATCGCAAGACGCTCCTGATCAATCAGGTGAAACCATATTTGCCGGCCGGGAGGGACTTCAGTGGTCGCAAGGCGATGAACAAAATACTGGGAAGACAGCTCCCGGGACGGAACCGGGGAGGGAGGTTCAGGATCGGAATGCGGGAAACGAGACGTTGGGTGAAGGTTACAACCAGGCGTGGGCAGACGGTTTGACGTGGCTGCGCCCGGGACGGGCGCGGTCCGGGGCGGGGGCAAACGCACGGTCGCAAGCGGGACCGGAACCAGCGACGGCGGGCGGGCGGGCGGAGGCGGAACGGTGGCAGGAGTTGCAGGGGGCGGTGAAGCAAAACCTGGCGCAGCACCAGCAAACGCACGCTGCGCTGTTGCAGGCATTGCGGGATTCGGCGCGCTTGCAGGCGGCGCAGCGGGCGGAGCTGGACGGGCTGGCGGACCAAGTGCGGAGGTTGCTGGGGCAGAACGCGAACGCGGGGTTCAACCGGCAATGAGGGCGAGGAAAGACGGTAAGCGGGAAAGCAGAAACGAGACAGGCAGGGATGCATATTTCTTGAGGGCTGGACTGAGGCATGACGGCCCATTGGGCCTCGGCAAAGAGGTTGGTTTTGGGGACAGGTTGTCCCCACCGCGGTGCAACATTTTGGATTCTGATTTATGGAAACAATTGCTTATACGATTTCGGGCACGACGACGGAGACGAGTTTGACGGCGCTGGGGGTTTCGGACTGGCGCGTCACGTTTGGCACGCATGGGGGGAGCACGGCGCGGCTGCGGCTGGAGGGGGTGCCCCCGGACAGCACGCCGGTGATTCCGTTTGAAACGCCGTGCGTGATTCACACGGGCCGGGCCTACGTGGCCGGCGCATGGTCCGGTGGGGAAATTCTTTTTCAGGGGCGGCGGACGGACAATGCGGGGGTGGCCAGTGGCGGGGCGGTGAGCACGGAATTGACGCTGGAGGATGCGTGGTATGACTTGCGCCTGATCACGTTGCAGGCGGTGTGGCAAACGATCACGGGGGGCACGGTGGCGAGTCCGACGTATGGCACGGCAACCTGGCCGGATGGCGTGCTGTTTCAGGCAACGCCAGGGGTGACTTATTCGCCGGCGCCGGTGAATGCGCACATCACCACGGGGCAGGCGCTGGTGGAGATTTTGAATTATGCGATCAGTTGCGGGGTGAGTTTGCAGGTGGGGGAGATTGACCCGGCATTGTACGTGCCGTTTTACCCGGTGCGGTCGGTGCGGTGCGCGGAGGCGATCAAGCACTGCCTGCGGCCGCATCCGGATTGCACGACGGAGATTGATTACACGACCACGCCGCCGACGTTCAATGTCCGCCAGCGGTCGCATCTGACGGCGGTGACGCTGCCGTATGAGGGCATGGCCACGCCGGCGAGCGGGGTGGTGCAAACGCATTTGACGAGCGAGGTCAAGCCGCGGCCGGATTTGGTGCCGAGCCGGGTGGGGATTTATATCAAGGAAACGGCGACGATTGCCGGGGAGGCGGTGGTGAGTGTGGGGAGCGACATTTACCCGGCGGTGAGCAGCGGCTTGCGGAGTCTGGACGCGAGCCTGGACCTCACGGGGCCGCGCATCACACAGGTGACGGCGCGGATCACGAGCACGGTGTTTGACCCGACGAACCTGGGCTGGTGGGAGTTGAAGGTGCCGGCCTTCAGCCAGCCGGAGACGGTGCCGGGTTCGCTGGCGCTGTTGAACACGGCGATCAATGACGGGAGCAAAGCCTGCATCACGGTGGTGGATGAGACGGGGGCGGCGGTGAATTTGTCCACGTACGCCTACGTGATGGAGGATCACGGGACGGCGCATGCGTGGATGCAATTGAGCGGGGGCGGGCCGGTGCTGGTGACGAAGGCGATTGTGACGGGGCACTTTACTTATCAGCGGCAAAAAAACGTGGGCACGGCGGCCAGTCCGATGTGGCTGCCGATCAAGACGCCGAACGACCATCCGCATCCGCTGCGCATCAAGCTGACCAATTCGCCGTCGGCGGTGTATACGCTGAACCAGCTTTTGAGCACGGGGGAGGTTTATCCCGCGGGCCTGGCGGAGAGCTTGTACAACAGTTTGACGACGCTGCAATACCAGTTTGAGCACACGATTTTGGAGCAGCCGTTCACGACGATCCTCAAGCCGGGCAAACACGGGCTTAATGTGAGCGGCGGGGCGAGTGCCTGGGCGGCGATGAACGCGATGATCCAGGAGGTGACGCTGGATTTCATCAATTCGCCGGCCACGGGGATGACGAGCGCGCGCACGCAGGTGCGGTGCGGGCCGGTGGAGCATTTGGAGGCGGGGCAGTTGGTGCAGCTTTTCAATATTTTTCAGAATCGGGATCTCTCGCGCATCAATCCGAACGAGCGCACGAGCGGCCTGCCGAACGGGGGGGCGAATGCCGCGATGCCGGATGACACGGCGAAGGAAAACACGACGCACGCCAGCCCGGATGACGGCGTGCAAGTTTTTGCCGGCACGGACGCGACGGACAGCACGAAGACGAACACGCTGCAAATGGATCCGGTACACGGGCAATTCATCCTCAATCAAATCGTGAACAGCACGGCGGCGGTGAACAGCGCCGCGCCATCGATCACTCTCGCGAAGGCGGATATCATTGCGGGCGGGACGGTGAATCTGGCGGCGAAGTTTCAGGTGTTCGGGTTGTGTCTGAATGATGGGACGACGAGGAAGGCGGCGTTTTTGGCGACGATACCGGAGTGAATTTGGGAGTGACGAGGAGGCACCTCGTTTCGCTGGTCACTTGTCACTCGCCACCCACCACTTTTTTATGAGACACGGAGGATATGGCAAACCGTGGCGGCAGCCGGCGGATGGGTGGTTTGTGCCGCCCAAGGCTTATTTGGGCGGGCTGTACCAGCATCAGAATGCCACAATCAATTGGTTGTCGGCGTTGCAGAACACGACGGAAGTGACGCTGCAGCCGAATGAAGTGGGACCGCCGGTGACGCGGTACACGCCGTCGCCAGGCGGGTCCACTTGTGAAGCGCATCCCACGAACGGACTGCCGACGATTCCGTGGATCGGGCCGGGGGCGAATCAATTGCTGCCGGGGGCGGCGGTGAACACGTATGAGTTGAGCGGCACGGTGAGTTTCGGGATGAACTGCCGCCGGCGCGGGGGCAAGTGGGTGCAGGCGGTGCGGCAATGGCACGGGGCTTATGGCTTTACCTCGCATGATGCGGGCGGTTGCGCGGACACTTATTGTTCGCCGGGATCGGCGGGGTATCCGGACGGCGGCGCTTACGAGAGTTACCAGCCCACCCCGGACCAGGTGAAATACACCCAGATGACGGCCACCTGCACGCTGATCCAAAGTCTGACAGCCACCCAAGTGGAGGTGGAACATCTGCCGGATGGCACCCTGTATGACACGATTACCAGCATAACGTCATGGGGTGGAACGAAGGTTTGCACCATTGCCACGGCGGTGAATGCCAGTTCCGGGCAGTTACAACTCACGACGAATGCCACGACGGACAGTCTTAGCCAGACGTTGGAAACCAGCGACACACACTCGGGGGTAACGAACGGGCCGACGACGACGACGGATGCGGGCTTGAATGTCTGGCCGGGCCTGGACCCCGCCTACTGCGTGGCCGCGTGGACGGCGAATTGTGGCGGGGTGGCGATCGGTGGCGCCCCGCTGCCCGGCAGCGGACCCGGGCCGGGCTATAGCGGCAATGCCACCACGCTGGCAACGGCATTGGCGTGCATTACCACAGCGGGAGGATTTCTCGGGGTGAGTGTGGCGCTGACGACTTATCTGGTCAGTGCGACGGAGTTTAAGGTTTTATTAACCATGACGCCACTCTCCCCGGTGGTGACCACGGGAAGCGGTCCCGCGGGCGATGGCGGTCCGACGGTGAATTGGACCAACACCGTGACGGGGACGGGCACGGCCACCTGGGAGATTGACGTGGTGTTGTCGGGGGCAAACCCGGCCGCGAGTGTGTATGCGGAGGTGTTGAGTTTGCTGGGGTACTGGAATTTGGCGGACGACGCGCAATACCCGCCGCGCACGGATGGCGTGTGGCAGGTGGCGCCGCTGGTGTCGCGGGATGAGCAGCCGGCGAATGTGAGTCCGATCCAGTTTCCGCCGGCCAGTGTGAATGACCTGCGCAATCCGGTCACGGACGTTAACGGCAACGCGCCGTTCACCGCGGGGTCGGCCCCGCCGCCGGGCTGGACCTACGCGCCAGACAACAACGACAGTTCCGGCAATTCACCGGAGAGTCCGGACTATGGCGGTCCGGCCGACTGGATACCCACTTACAGCCAGGTGGGGTGGTTTGATCCGAATGCCTACGGGTTCACGTTTCCGGCCGGGTTCGATGCGAGCAACAGCGCGGCCACGGCGCTGGTGCAGTTTGGTCTCACGGGAGTAGTGTTGGGGGCGCCGAACCCGGCGGGCTACCAGGATTACTTTGATTTCCGGGCGCAGGTTTGGGCGGCCTGCAGCAATGACATTGGGGGCGAATCCGAGCTGGACTGGTATCTCCAGGGGTACGGCCAGTGGTTGAGTGACGCGATCGCCGCCACGGGCGCGCAATTGCCGTTGAATGCCACGCAATGGACGAACAATTTTGACGCTTACAACAAGCCGCCGTTTGCTTATTTGATCCAGAGCGACACGCAGATTTACGCGACCCCGCCGGATACGCGGGCGCACCGGGCGGACGCGCTGTGGGCACAGAAATGCGTGGTCTTTCCTGAATTGTGGCCGAGTTATGATTTCTTCCGGCCGGCGGGGCCGGATCGCTTTCTGCTCGATGAAGGGTCGGTGTGCTTTGTGTCCAGCCTGAGCGCGCCCGCGCCGGGGGGAACATTCACCAGTCTGAATGACACCGGGGCGGAGGTCGCCTTGACCGTGCCAGGCGGGAGTGTGTGGGGCGGGGCCAGCGTGGGAGGATTTTACAGCATCACGGCGAGCGGCAGCACGGTGACTCTGGGCAGCCTCGTGCTGGCTTTGCCGCCGACCTGGGGCTCGCGCAGTGGCGACACAACGAATGTGTTTGGGCGGCTGCGCTTTCCCAATGCGCCGGCGATTTTGGGCCGCGATGCGGTCAGCGGGGTGACGGACAATGGCGACGGCACGGTGACCCTCACCCTGGCGGCGGCGGAGAACTGGTTGCTGACCGGCGACCACCTTGACCTGTACAGCACCGCGATCACTTACGACAGCATGGGCAACCGGGTGAGCGAGGCGATGACGAGTCTGGCGGCCAATCTCAGCGCGACGGTGGTGAGCCCAACGCAGGTGCAAGTGACGGCGACTTACAGCGCGGTGGCGGGCACACAATACATCATGAGCCAGGGCGCGCCGGACTGGTCGTGGGATGACAACGGGCGCAAGGGCGACTGGGTTTACCTGGACTGGACGTTTGATTATCGCACGAATGGCGAGGCGGCGCGGCTGGGAGCGGTGACGGATTGCGCGGGCAACACCCCGCCGGCGGCGGGCGTGCCGGCGACGAATTACGGTTATGCGGCGTTCACGCAGGCCCAGCATGAGAATTCAACCGGGCTGGTCTTCCGTCCGTGCTGTGCGAGGGCACTGTGCCTTTCGCCAAATGGCGAGACCTTCAACAATGGCACCACCGTGGGTTTCCCGGCGAACTTCACCTTTGATGGACGTTACGGCGCGCGCTGGCAGGCGGAGTTGGAGGAGGTAATGACCGACTTGCTGTGGCAGGCCCCGCACGTTCCGTATGGAGGCAGTACCTGGCAGGTGGATGACGGCACGTGCCAGGCGGATGGATTTCATTACGCGTATCCGCCGCTGGTGGAGGCCCGGGTGACGGTGCCGGATTACGGGGGGAATGCCGCGAATCTGACCGCGCCCACGCCACCGACGGGGATTGGTTATCCCTCGCCGGTGACGAGTGCCAGCGGGCTGGGGGCGCCGGGGATGATCGGGTTTGATTCCTCGACGGGCCTGCCGACCGCCGCGTGGACGACCTGGGGTTACCGTTTGAACATTGAGGGCACGTGCGGGACGGGCTGCACGTTTGATTATGTGGATGCGGAAAATCTGCCGTGTGTGAGCAGTTATGCGCCGGCGGCCGGGAGTGGGGCGCTGGATTTGAACTCGGATAGCGGGAATACGGGGGAGGGAGTGACGTGAGTTACCAGATTCCTTCATTACGGGTTAAAGGTCTAAACCGGGAGAGCCGGGCGAAAGGGACGGCGGTGGTTCGACCCGTTCAGGCTCCGGTGGAGGTGGCGGCGGAGCGGCTGGTTATCTGCCAGGAGTGTGAACACCGGAGCGGGGAGGGCGCGGCGGGGCGCTGCCGGTTGTTCGGGTGCTGTCAAAAGGATTTGTCCCTGACGGTTCAACTTGCCTTTCAACAATGTCCGGCGGGCCGTTGGGCGCGCTGGGTGCCAGACACAATAAAATTATGAAAATATACATGAAAACAGGAGACTGGAGTCAGGAGTCAGGAGCCAGAATGAGGGCGGGCGTTAAGTGGTTCCCGTTCAAAAGCTGGAAAACAGGCGCAATGGTTTTGGCGGGCATTTTGGCTCTGGCGCCTACGGCGCAGGCCTGGACGATCACGAATATCAACATCGGAGTGGACTTGAATTCGGTGGCCTGGGGAAAGGTGAATAATAACAACAATACGATTACCGGGGTACTCAATGCGCAGGCGGTGAGCAATGCGTGGTTTGCGGGCCAGATCAGCAATGCGCTGGCCACGACGACGGGGATCACCAGCAATCTGGTGCAAAGCAGTTATCTGGTCACGCTGACCAATATCAATCCGCTGACCTTCAACGGTTCCAATTACATCGGCCAGTTCAGCCAGTTTTTTTCCTTCGCCCTGGGCACACCCCTGCTGGGCGGCGGCGGCGCGACCCCGCCAACAAATCAGTTCGAGGAGGTGGTGCTGAGTTATAATGGCACGGCGTGGTTCCCGCTCACCAACGCAGGCGGGGTGGTGGTGTCAGCCGGTCAACCGGCGATTTTCCAGAATGTGCGGGTGGCGGTGGTGGGGGCGGCGGGTAATGCGGGCAGCCTGACCATCAATGGCTTGAACGCGACGAATCTGTGGAACCGCACCAACTCGCTGGTGGGCCAGGTGACGCAGGTTTCCGCGCCGGTGAACCCGGCGGACGCGGCATCCAAGCAGTATGTGGACGCCCATGCCGGGACGGTCTCGCCGTGGCTGGCCGGTGCGGACACCAACGGGGTCACGCATTGCAGTTACCGCTTCAATGGCCTCACGGTGGCGGACGTGGCGTCCGCCCCGGCGTGGATACACATTGACGGACTGACGGCGGATGGCACGGGGACCAATCTGGTGCTGAGCATTAATCAAACGAACCTGGTGGCGGGCTGGTCGATTCGTGGGGCGACCAATTTGCTCACGCCGGTGGGAGGCTGGCCGGTGTTCACCAATTACACCGTGGCGACCAACAGCGGGGAATTGAATTTCACGATTCCGATAAATTTCACGCAGCCGGCGGAATTTTTTCTGGCGGAGGGGACGGGGTCGAACTGGGTGGCGCTGACCGCGCCGTTGAATGTGGTGGGGTTGTTAACGGAGAATGGGGTGCCGCTGGTGACGAATGTGCCGCCGATCCCTTCGACCAACGGGCTGGCCACGACCAATTATGTGATTACCGCGGCCCTGACCACGAGCAACGGACTGACGGCGCTGGTGGCGGGCCAGGGGTTTGTCACCGGGCCGAC